GATCACACTCACAAATGAATCACAAAGTCAACCAAAGTAGGTTGAAACATTACGCAAGAAAGGGTAATTTCGCTAAATCATGGAATAATTAAAAAAAATGGCAAATTTATTTACAGATATACCAGAAAAAGAACCAGTAACAATATACAAAGGTGAAACAGTTGTATGGAATAGAAAAGATTTAACAGATTATCCTGTTGGCAGTTATGCTATGTCTTGGACAGCAAGATTAGAAAGTAATGGTGGAACTGCTTTTAGTGCAACAGTTACAGAAGTTGATGATTATTATAAATTTACTTTAGATAATAGTAACACTGGTGGATATACAACAGGCGATTATTTTTGGGTATTAAAAGTAACTCAATCAAGCGATAGTGAAGAATTAATTATTGATAGTGGAAAAATAACTGTCAAAGATAATTATTTTGGCTCTACTGGTGATACTCGTAGTCATGCAAAAATAATGCTTGATAAAATTGAAAGTATTTTAGAAGGTAGAGCAGATGCAGATGTTTCAAGTTATTCTATTCAAGGAAGATCATTAAGTAAAATTAGTATAAATGAATTGTTACAATGGAGAGATTATTATAAAGCAGAATATCAAAAAGAAATTGCAAAATTTAGACGAGATAATAAAGAAGGAACTGGGAGAGTAATAAAGGTACAATTTAATGACGCTTAAAGAAAGATTTTTAAATTTATTTAGAAGTAGAAAAGCTAAAAGAAGTTACTTTTCAGGTGCAAGTCAAAATAGATTATTAAATAATTTTGTTTTATCTTCTAAATCTGCTGATAGTGAAATTAGACCTAGTTTAAGAGTATTAAGAAATAGAGCAAGAGATTTAGCTAGAAATAATGCTTTTGCAAGAAGATATATTAATGTTTATGTAGATAATGTTGTAGGTGCTAAAGGTGTTCATTTACAAGTAAGAAGTCGCGACCCAAATGGAGCATTAGATTCTTTTGCAAATAATTTAATTGAAAGAAGATGGAAAGAATGGGGTGTTAAATGTACTTCAGATGAAAAATTAAGTTGGATAGATTGCCAAAGGTTATTTGCAGAAACTTTTGCAAGAGATGGAGAAGTATTAATTAGATTAATTAAAAATTTTGATAATCCAAATAAATTTGCTTTTGAATTTATTGAATCAGATTTTTTAGATCACGATTTAAACTTACAATTATCAAATGGTAATCAAGTTAGAATGGGAGTTGAAATTAATAAATTTGGTAAGCCAATAAATTATCATTTATTAAAAGTACACCCTAACGATGATTTAGTTGTTAGTGATTATGTAGGTGCAAAATATAATATTGTACCAGCAGATGAAATAATACATTTTTATCATCAAGAAAGACCACATCAAACTCGTGGAATACCACCTTTATCATCATGTTTAAGAGATTTAAAAATGTTAGATGGTTATATGGAAGCTGAATTAGTAGCCGCTAGAGTTAGTGCTAGTAAAATGGGTTTCTTTAAATCAAACGATGCTGATGGTTATACTGGAGAAGATAAAATAGATACAAACAATCCTGTAATGTTTGCTGAAGCTGGAACTTTTGAACAATTACCTACTGGAACAGAATTTCAATCATTCGACCCACAACACCCAACAACTGCATTTAAAGATTTTACAAAAGCAGTAATTAGAACAATAGCAAGTAGTTTAAATATTAGTTACAACACACTAGCAAACGATTTAGAAAGTGTAAATTATTCTAGTATTAGACAAGGTGCATTAGAAGAAAGAAATTTTTTTCAATGTGAACAATATAGAATGATTCGAAATTTTCACGATGTTATTTATAGTAAATGGCTTGAAATGATATTATTAACTGATCTTTTAAATGGACTTCCACCTTCAAAATTTCCTAAATTTAATAATCCAATTTGGAGAGGTAGAGGTTGGCAGTGGATTGACCCTAAAAAAGAAGTAGAAGCATTAAAAATAGGTGTAGAAAATGGTTTTTTATCTATTCAAGATGTTCAAAGTGGTTATGGTCGTGATGTTGAAGATGTATTTAGTCAAATACAAGCAGATAAAGAACTAGCTGAAAAATTTGGAATACAATTAGCTTTTGAACCTTTTGGAACAAAAGAAAATCAACAAAATCAACCACAAGAGGTTGAAGATAGCAAAGAAAATGAATAATTAGTAACTATGGAAAAAAAACATATTCAAAATATAACTGAAAATGAAGATTCAGTAACTATAACTTTTGGTAAATCTGATGAGTATAACAAAGAAGGGGACAGGAAAGTTTCTGATAACAAACCATCTATGGTATCAGCAAAATCGGAAGAACAAAAAGATAATAAAGAACAAGAAAAAAATAAAGATAACAACGAAGTTGAAGAAAAACAAAAAGCAGAAGATTTAAGTTTTGAAAATAAATCAAATAAAATAGCAACGCAAGAATCAACTAAAGAAAAGCTATTTAGATTATTTGGTTTTAATAATAAAAAAGTTGATGAAGAAAAAAGAACTGTTGGATTAGCGTTCTCGTCAGAAGAACCATACGACAGAACTTTTGGAACAGAAATATTAAGTCATAATCCTAGTGATATTGACTTTTCGTTTATTGCAAGTGGTAGAGCGCCTTTATTACTCAACCACGATTTTGAAAAGCAAATAGGTGTCATAGAGAAAGCTGAAATTAGCGAAGCAGACAAGGTAGGTCGTGCAGTCGTTAGATTTGGAAAATCAAAACTAGCTGATGAGGTTTTTCGTGATGTCATAGATGGCATTCGTAGTAATGTGAGTGTTGGCTATGAAATACTGAAGATGGCTAAAGTAAAAGACGATGATGAGGACGAAGAAAAGCCAACTTATCGTGTTAATTGGCGGCCATTGGAAGCGTCTATTGTTTCGGTACCAGCAGACACAACTGTTGGAATTGGTCGAAGCAAAGATGAAACATTAACCGACAACAATTCTTCTAAAGAAAGAATTGAAGTCATAAATAGGAAAAACACAATGGAAAAAGGAAACGAAACTCCAAAAGTTGAAGCACCTAAAGTTAATGTTGAAGAACAAATCGTCAAAGCGAGAAAAGAAGAAACAGCTAGAATTAAAGAAATTACTGCATTAGGAGCAAAACATAATTGTTCTGATGTTGCAAGTAAAGCAGTTAATGATGGCGTTTCTCTTGCTCAATTTAGAGGAATTGTTTTAGACAAACTTGGTGATGCAAAACCTTTGGACAAAAAAGACAACATTGGACTTTCTAATAAAGAATCACAAGACTATTCAATAGTTAGAGCAATTAAAGCTATGACTACTGGAAATTGGTCTGGTGCTGAACTTGAAAAAGAAGCGTCTGATGAAATCTCAAGAAAAACAGGCAAGGCTCCTAGAGGAATCTTCATTCCATCTGATATTAGATGGCAAAGAGATTTGATTTCTGGTGCTAGTGCTGATGGCGGTGCTTTAGTAGCAACTAATCTTTTAGCTGGTTCATTTATTGAAGCGTTAAGAGCAAAAATGGTTGTGAAACAAGCTGGTGCTTTAGTTTTAAGTGGTCTAGTTGGTGATGTTGCTATACCTGCTCAAAATGCAGTTAATTCTGCATCATGGGTAGCAGAAAATGCGGCAGTTACAGAAGTTAATCCAACTTATAGACAAGTAACAATGGCTCCAAAAACTCTTGGAACATTTACTGACATATCAAGACACTTAATGCACCAATCAACTCCAGCTATTGAAACTATTGTTAGAAATGACATAATTAGAACATTAGCTAACGAAGTTGATAAAAAAGCTATTCAAGGTGATGGAACTTCAAACACTCCAACAGGTATTTTAAATACTTCTGGAATTGGTTCTGTTGCTATGGGTACTAATGGCGATCAAGGAACTTGGGCTAAAGTTGTTGAAACTTGGAAAGAAGTTGCTACTGATAATGCAGACGTAGGAGCATTAGCATTCTTAACTTCTCCAACTCAAGTTTCTCGTTTCATGGCAATACCTAAAGTTAGTTCATCTGACTCGGTAATGATTATGAACGATCAAAACAACTTGATGGGTTATAAAGTCTTTTCAACAACAAACTCTCCTGATAATTTAACTAAAGGTACAGCAAGTGGAACTTGTTCTGCTCTTACTTTTGGTAATTTCAATGATTTAATCATTGGAGAATGGGGAAGTTTAGATATATCTGTTGACCCTTATACTAATGCCGCTAAAGGTGGTACTAGAATAATCGGTTTATACGATGTAGATGTTGCTGTTAGACACGCAGAAAGTTTTGCGGCAATAAAAGACTTAATTGCATAATTTTAATAATTATCAATTTATAAGATTAGGCGTGGCATTGACCACGCCTTTTCTTTTTAGTAAAAGGAATTATTATGAAAATAAAAATAGTAAAACAAACATTTGTTAAAGGTGCTTTAGCAAAAGCTGGCGATGTAATAGATGCTGATGAAACTGATGGAAATTTATTAATCGGTATGGGTAAAGCTATTGCTTCAGCAGAAGATGTTAAAAAACCAGAAAACAAAGCAGTAAAAAAAAGAAGCATTTTTTCTCGTAAAAAATAATTAACTAAAGGAATTATAATGTTTATCTTTGGATTACCTATGTCATATTGGTTTAAAAATCCTAAACAGTT